TAACCATATGAAAATTCTTCTTTTGCGATATCATCTAACTTTTGCATTACCTCTTCGGTAAAATACTTATCTGGATTTTTGTATATTTCTTTTGCATATACTTTCTTACCATCCATCTCATATCTACCTGCAACATTTTTCCAGAGACCACCTTTCTCTCCTAAGTCTAAAAGACCATAGTATTTGTCAAGTCCTCTGTCATCATAATATAATCGGATTTCGACTTCTTTGTTTTCTTTACTTAAACGTGACTTATGAGTCTTTGCCTTGATAATGTTTCCAATGACATCTTTTCCGTCTTTTTCTTTCTTCTTGGTAAGATAGATGATTGTAGATGCAGCATACTTGAGACCGCTGCCTCCTCCCATTTCTTTAGTTGGGACGTAAGATCCGATAACATCATAGGTGTGATTAGTAACGATAAGTGGAATGTTTGCTTGACCAAGTTTTAATGTAAGCATTCTGAATGCTCCTTTAACAAGTTGAGATTTGGTCATATCTCTGACTTGTTTATCATTTAGGGCATCCGTGATTTCTTTCTCTGTGGAAAGCATACCTAAAGAATCTAATACAAACATACAGGGTTTGCGATTCTCTTCATCTGTCTTTAAGTATATATCTACTGCCTTTAGTGCTTTACCACGAAACTGTTCAATTGTTACGACATTGACAACAACAAGTCTCTCTTGATCAATTCCACGAGATGCAAGTAATCCCTTGGTGATTGCAGCTTCAGTATCAAAATAGAGGCAATACCCATCAGGGTTAGTGTCCAAAAAGTTTTTGACAACAGCAAGTGAGAAATAAGTTTTACCAGTACTAGTCTCACCAGCAATGGCAGTGATCTTATTACTAGAAACACCACCATAAATGGAACCGCTAACCACTGCATTAAAGATGTGTGATCCTGTGTCGATGAATCTTTCTGTTTCATCTATATCTGCTGCAACTTTTGTAAAATCATCTCCAATCTCTTTGACTATTTCTTTCAAGAAATCCATTCTTTACCCTCTTTACGATGATGTACTTCAACATAGGCTTGACACTTTGGACAAGATAAATTTGTTACGAAGTCATATGCATGGTCTTCGCCATAAAATTCTTCTTCTAAATCGTGGTCTCCACCCCAAATGAGTTCAGTGCCACAGTGCCAACAATCCATTTTATTTTTATTATACTATTTTTATCTCAATTCGTCAAGGTCAAATAGTTATTCCCTTATCTCTTAATATTTTTTTGTATGGTCCGTCAGGATTATTATCTCTGACATCTTTCACTTCTTTCAATAGATGGTACAATCTTGCATCTCCTCCAAGAGAAAGAGCATTTACGATTGTTTCTAAATCATTATCATTAATAGGTAATTCCATTAGGAAAAAAATAGTTCTAAGTTTACAGTTTTTTCAACATTCCAACCGATTGCGTCTAGAATTGCTTTCAGTGGTTCGACAAAACTTTTATCGAATTGTAAATCGTAATCAACATACTTCTCAAGTCCAAGTTCTCTAGGAAAGTCTTGAATGAATGATATTACATTCTCTTGAATGATATTTGGTTTTTGTAGGTAAAGAAATTTAACTTTCTCTCCATTACTGATGAGTGAATATTTATTGTCCAACTTTTTTGATTTAACATAATGATTAAACAATAATGCACCCCGTATATGTATAGGAGTTCCCTTTGCATATATCGTAGAGTGAGCTTTGTACTTAACAACATCAGATGCAGTACGAGGAAAAGCAATCTCTTCTGGTGGTAGTTTTTTAAATTGTTTTCTGGACTCATCAATAAAATCTATCACATCTTCTTCTGTTCCATTCATCATTAACTTAAGTGCATTCTTAATAAGTAAACGACATGGAGCAGGAGTTGATGACTTTACTGCTTCAATACCCATCATCTTCAGTTTGGGTTCATCATATCTTACACCCTCACTATCCCATACGTTTAGAATATATCTTTTCTTTGCTGTCCAGATGCCACGGTCTGCGATGTTTTCTCGCTTCATAAACATCTTTTGGTCGTAAGCATTTACGTAGTTCGCCAACGTTTCATAAGAACTCGTAATATACTTTTCAAGTTCCATTTCACAGATCTTATTAAGGAACGACACAATGCTTTCATTAGTCGCCTCTCTCCCTTTGTATACAGTTTCAACCAAAGGACCCAGATTAAGGTAGATGGAATCAGTATCGCTGGCAATAACATAGTCTTCGTTCTCCGTTTTTAAAATTTTGTTTAGATACTTGTTCATGCGGTTTTCTATCCAACGAATAGAAACCTGACCAGATAGAGTAATAGCTTCTGCGTTGGCAAGTTTATAATAGCGAAAATATTGATTACCAATAGCACCATAAGCAGAGTTAAGGGAAATCTTTTTTGCCATCTGAATATTATTACATCTTGCAATTTCTTTTTCAAGATTTTTTGTTGGGGTCTTTTCATACTTCTTCTTTGCAGTAATCATTCGCTTTTTGAAGATGACTCTTTCATTGTACATCTTCTCCATCAGTTCTGGTAAGAACCCACGAACATCCTTACGATACATTGCACCATTTGCACAAACAGCATTATCTTTGTACATTTCAAATGTTATATCTTCAGAAAGTATTTTATCAACAGTAACAGATGGATGTCTTGTATCTAGTAAAGTCTCTGGAGAAATATTATATTGCATAATCAAATGCGGATATAGACTATTCAAGTCAAAAGAAACAACCCAATCATATTTGCCAGGTATTGGTTCTTTTACATATGCACCTGCATACTTATCATTTTTATTTGAACGATTCTTTGGTGGTATCACAATATTTCTTCTCTTGAGATAGTTGTAAATTATTGTGTCCCACATTCTTACCTGATAGAATACATCTTCATAGTTGACCTTTGCATCATATGCCATCGTCAATGCAAGTTCAATCAACTTCATCTTGTCCTCAAGACGGTCAACTAATTCTACGTCAATGATATTGTATTCGACAAACTTTTGCCAACCTTTTGTATAGAAGTCCTTAAATGTATCAAACTCACTGTGGTCAAGTTTCTTTTGTCCAAGTTCAACAGATGCAATGTAGTCTAGTCTGTATGATTCTTGTGCTTTGTAAGTAAACTTCTTATATAAGTCAAGATAATCTAACTGAGATACACCACCAATATCATATGAAATATGTCTACGACCTGCAATAAATGTTTCACACTCAGTTACTAGACCCCAAGGTGACATACGTTTCATCAACTTGCCACCAAGAACACGATCTAATCTACGACAAACATATGGAATATCATATAACTTACTGTTCCAACCAGTAATAACTTCGGGTGTATTACCTTCAATCATCCACCAATGTATGAAGTCATGTAGTAATTCATACTCCGTTCTAAATGATTTGTATATTACATTCTCTTGTTTGTTATTAAACTCACCCAAACCCCATGTGCGTATCTGTTTGGTCTTATAATCCTGCATTGATATAAGTAATATCTCTTCTGCACAAGATTCTACATCAGGGAATCCATTCTCTGACTTCACTTCAATATCAATTGTTGTGAGTTTTATCTTGTCAATATCAAATATAAGTTGCTCTTCTGGATAAAGATCTGAAATGTATTGGTAGATATATCTTTCATTTCCATAGATGTCAAAGTTCTCTACATCATTATATTTTTTTACAAACTCACGACACTCTCTTACAGTGCCAGGTGCCACAGACTCAACATGATCACCTGTCAATGTTTTGTATTTTGTTTTCTTTTTTGAGGGAACAAAAAGGGTTGGATAAAACTTCTCACGAGTCATGAAGTGTTTACCATCTTCATATCCTCGAACCAAGAAGTTGTCACCAACCATCTGGACGTTTGTATAAAATCGCATTATTCAGTGAGTTCTAGATACTTTTCAACTATATCTAAAGTTGGATCTGCCAAAGTTAGTATACTATCAGAGTGTAGCATAAATTCTTTCTGTGCGGAATAGTCGATCCAAGATTCTAAAGTATATAAATCTCCTTGCCTTACCAACTTATATGGGTCGATAAGTTTACAATCTGGTTCACCCAGTTCTGATCCCACCTCTATAATTTCAGATACCAATACGGTATCGTTCTTAAGCAGTAGGCACTTGATTATCTTTTGCATCTATTTTGTCCT